AGAGTGCCATGCATTAACAGTTGCACTTACAGTTGTTGAACCATCAGTTCCTAAACCACTAACAGTTTCTCCTACTGTAAAGTTACCTGAAGCGCCTGTTACAATTAATTGAGTTGGTAAAGTTAATGTAGGTGGAGTTGGACTATCTTCGTAATCTTTTCCATATTCTACTACTTTTAATTTTATAACTTTTCCTATTTCTGAACCATAAGGATGTAATGTACAACCACTACCACTTGTACTTGTAATTGAAGTTGTTGGTAATGTACTCATACCAAAACCTGCATTTATAATTCTTACATCTGTAACATCATTACTACCTGTTCCAGATTCTTGTACAAATTTATCACCTGTGTAATTATCATCTGACTGTGTGGCGTCTTCTAAAATAATATGGTCAAAAGTTTCCATACTATATTCTGATATGTCTCCAGTTTCAGGAGCAATACCACCATTTACAACAGAAACTTTTGCTTGACAAGCACCACCTGTATCATGTGTAAAGTTTACAACATCTCCTATTTCATAACCACTACCAGCGTTTCCTATAAATATGTCTGTTAAACTTCCTAGTCCTACTTCACCTATTTGTATATTTGCACCAACACCACCTGTATTTGAAATTGTAACTGTATCACTTGTTGAATAGTTTGCACCATCATTTGATATAGTTAAAACAGAAGGTATAGAAGTTATAACTAATTTTATGTAAATATCATCTGTATCTGATGATGTTCCTTGTATAGTTTCATCAGCAGTAAAAGTTCCTGTTATTGTATCTTCGTTTAAAATAAATTCTGTTGTATTAACACCAGCAATATTAAATGTGTTTATTGTTTCTACAACAGCAGTAGCTTCTGATGTAACACCCGTTATTGTTCTACCAATTAAATCTGTTGGTGTTCCTACTGTTGATACTGCTCTTAATATTTTTTTACTATCAAACTTTCCGTCTGATACTCTAAGCATATTTTCTCTAGGATAAATTGTTTCAGAGTTCTCATTAAATAACATTTTAAAAAATACTTCATTTGCTTTTGCTGTACCTTTTGCAAGATAAACTGAACGAATATTTTTTATTAAATTTCTTTTGTTAATATTACCATCTAATTTTTCAGGCAATGTTGCCATAAATTCATTTCTAAATTTAGTTAAGAAGTTTGATAAAACTTTATCTGGGTCTCTGAAGTTTGTAAGTTGTTGAATGTTCTGTACAGGATTAGCTCTATAATTATCTAGTGTTGCACTTGCTGTTGATGTTGCACCCACAATAGTTTCACCATCTACAAATTTATCTTGTGCTGAAATAAAAAGTTTACCATTACTTAAATCTTCTACAAGAACAGTTGCTGTTGCACCTGATGTAGAACCTGTTATAATTTCACCTTTTTCAAACTTACCAAAAGATGATGATTCTTGTAATACTTTATCACCAGAACCTTCTTGTGTATTGCCTGATGAAATATGAGAAGCGTCTAATATTAATTTATTGGGATGTAAATCTGTTTCACTTTCTAATAGTACACCATCAGTTGTTTCAACACTTGTTACAGAAATTTCTGCCGATTCCATGAATGTATAATATTGTTTTATAAATTCTAAAAATCGAGGATGTTCATCTAAAACAAAATCAGGTGCCTGATTTTTTATTATTGTAGATAATTTATTATTAAATTTTGCCATTAGTAACTAGATGTGGTTGTATAAGTTGTTCCACCATCTGATGTACCACTTGCAAAAGAATCTGTCTCTACTACCACTTGTGAATTAGCAACATCTATTTGTAATATTTGGTCTCTTACTGGTATAACATCATTTGAATTTGGTTTAACTGTAAGTTCTATAACAGTTGAAGCACTACCTCTAATATTTGATATTGAAGCAATATTTAATGATGTTAAAGTAATTTGTCCTGTTGTATAATTAATTGTACCTTGTGTATTATTTTCATAAGTCTTAACACCACTTACTAAGTAATACATTCTAACATTTCCTTGACCGTCATCATTTACAAACATTTCGTTATCATTACCTTGTATTTTAAATCCTGATGATTCTAAAATACCACCGGCAGTTGTATTATGACCTGAATGAGGATTGTATAATGCATTTCTAAAATAAACTTGATATGTTATTGCACTATCTATTGTAGGTGTAAAATCTTTTCTAATTTTTAAAGTTGTTATGTTTGATAATATAGATGTATCTGTATCATCTATATCTTGTATTAATTGTGAGTATCTAAATAAACCTTCAAACTTTTGTAAATTAGTTGCACTATAATTTGTAATTGAAGTTATAACATTTGACCTTATTGTATCACCTGTTTTAGTTGTTGCATTTTCATTATACTTAACATTTGATGTTAAGATTATAGAAGTTGTTTCCGGTGTTACAATTACAGGTGTTACTGAAGCAACATTATATTTTTTTAAGTTATCTACAATATTTTGTTTTGTTGCCTCTGTTAAAGTTGAACCTGATTTTGGAACAACACCAATATAAACTGAACCATAAACAGGAGTTTCAGCATCCTCTCCACCATATGCACTTATTGATTCTGCATTAGGATAAAAAGTTTGTGTTAAAGTTTCATAGTCTTTAACTGTAACTGCTCTATTTTGTGATTGATATTGTAAAGGGGCATTAAATCTAATTGAGTTATTTGATTGTGCAACACTTCCACCTTGTGCATTTGATACTGTTGCAATTGAAACATCTGTAAATCCACCTACTGTGCTACCTAAAGTAAATGATGAAGCGCCGTTAGCTTGTCTCATGTTAGTTACAATATATTCTAATTTAACAATATTTCCATCTTCAAGAGCTTTACCTAAAACACCATCACCGAAATAGACTTCAAATCTACCATCACCTTGTTCTTGTAAGAAATAAACTTTTGATGTTGAATTTAATTCTGTTAGTGTTTGTGATTTTGTATAAGTGTTAGTTGTACTATCACTTGATGAATTTTGTACTTTAACTTTTAATGTAGTTGTGTCTGCTTGATTATTAGGAATAATAAATTTTTGGTCTACATCTGAAGAATCTACTGTATATTGAAATGTAACTGCTGTGCCTTCATAAATTTTTACATTTGAAAATTTATAAACACCATCAGTAGGTGTAGCTGTTATATCTTCGTTTGTTAAAAAATCATAAGTTATTTGATTAATAGTAGTAGTGAAAGTAGTTCCCTTTACCATTGTAATTGAAGCAGTTGTAGTTGGAACATTACTAACTGTTACATCAATTGTTGCTGATGGTGATACTACTGAAGTAGGTGTATAACCTAATTGTTTTGCTAATGCAACAACATTCTTACGAATATCTGCACTATCTAAATATAATTCGTTTGATAACATATTAGCATTGTAAGATAAGTAATGTGTATTGTATGCTAATAAATCTAATAATACAGACATACCTGAACCTTCAAAATTATAATCTGAAAATTCTGCTTGATTACTTAAATATGTTTTTAGATTATCTCTTATACCATCATAATCTAATTCAGAAACATCTAATCTATTACTAATTGCATTTGTCATTTTATCTTAATCTCTCTAAAAAAGTTTCTACTACTACTGGTTCAAGTGTTCCTATTATAGTAAATATAATTTTACAAGTGTAAGAATTTCTACTTTCATCTGGTCTTACTAATATATTTTTTACTATAATTCTAGGTTCAAACTCTTGCAACATTTCTGATATTTTTTGTCGCATAAAGTGTGATGTTAATTCTGTCATAGGTTCAAATAATAAACCTCTAATACCCGAACCAATCTCTGGCCTAAATGGTCTTTCATAATTATTAGTATTAATTAAGTTTCGTACACTTCTCTTAATAGCTTCAGCGTCTGTAAGTTTATTTACATCTTTAGTTACTGAATTTAAACCAAAGTCTAAATCTAGGTCCTTGAAAGTCCTACTAGTTCTATTAGATTCGTTTGTATTTGTAGCGTCCCATTTTGGCATAACGCTAACTATTTATACAGACTAGGCTGTTCTTTTCCACATATAGACAACAATATATGGTTGAACATTATTATGAGCGCTTCCACTACCTGTATTTGATACATTAGGATTAGTATCATAGTTCTCTCCAGGTAATCTAGAATTATATTGATGATGTTCAAAAGAAAATCCACTTCTTGAAATATTCCCTGAAATTGTATGAGTATGAGCTGGTAATTCAGCAACAGATAATGTATGTGTTTTTGAACCACCTGTTTCTTCTGCACTATCAAAATCTGTATCTGAAGAATCAATACCTATAAGAACACGACCTTCACCAAAGG